AGATAGTAAAAACCCCCTAACCGAAGCTAGGGGGTTTTGAAATCAGTCTTCGTTAGCTAGCTTGGAGAAGTACGACATGGTGTCGTCATCATCGTCAGAACCGCCTGTGTCTTGTTGTGGCGCCGCTGAGACGGCTTCAACAGTCTTCATTGGCGCTGACTCAGCTGTCATAGACAGGTCCTCACGTTGCTGAGTAGTCATTGACATATCATTACCCAGAACCATATCCATACGAGCCTTGAGTTCCTCATAGGACTTGAAGGTAGCTGGATCAGTAAACTCACCGAGTGGGTAAGCTTGAGAGTAGACGCGTTCCATCTCTTCATCATCTGCCAGTGCACCAGGTGCGGCAAACTCAGAACGATCGTAGTTACGCCAACCACCAACGTTACGAATCTTCAGTTTGAAGTCAGCACCTTCCCAAAGATCGAATGGATTGATAGGGTCTTCATCCTCAAACTGTGGTTGCATCGCTTCCATCAGTTTGTCATGAATCTTTTTACCGTACTGGTAAAGGAACACCTTACCTTCGTTCTCAGGATTACCTGAGTCAGAAACGATATAAATGTTAGAGACGTAGTGCAGACGGCGCTTCTGTTCCCGAGCAGTCTGTTTATCTTCATCTCGACCAGTATTCCACAGCTGCGAGTTTAATTCGCCTACGGGGTCTTTCTGCCCGATAGAGGTAAGTGATTTTTCAATATACCACATACCTGTAGTCTTGCCTTTAAAACCGTGATCCCAGTAACGAACCCAAGGAAGTTCTTCACCTTCCGGTGCAGGCAGGAAACGAATAACAGCATAACCGTTACCTGCCTTATCAACAGTAGGTTTCCAGATACGTTCATCTGGACCATTCCGAACATCAGCAGATTCGTTAAGTTTTGCTGCTGCGTTGACAAGTTTATCGATGGAAGAACCACGGGATTTTTTAAGATTTGCAAGAGACATATTTTTATATTCCTTTGTATTACTGAAGTATTAAGTTTTGTATCATACTATAAAGTTCAAGTGTTGTCAACCATTTTTTTCAAAGGTGATTGAACCTTCTTCTATCTCCATACTAGATGGAGAACCAACAGATAGGATATCCTTCAGACTTAATCCCGGAATCCCACCATCTTGTTCTACATGTTCATAGTCACTTGTCGGTTTCTGGACAGACACATTCTCCGATTGGGGGAAGTCCACCGTCAGTGCTTGATTCTGTTCCTTCATCCACAGTCTCCAATTCTTCCTCTGTTGTCGGTTCTTCTGTAACAATATCATTAAAGGTTGGACTTTCTTCAACAGGTTCAACATCAACGGGTAGTTCTCCTGCATCTTCAATCACCTCTTCTGACTGACCAAATCCACCTAAAAGACTGTCCTTGTAAATAAAAGAACATGCTCCGATTCCAAGAATGACTAGCACAAATGGAATATACATTCCGATTAGTTTTAACATAAATTTCCCCATTCGTTCCTCACAATGGTAATGTATTGATCCTCTCAAGGAAATTTAGATTACGAGCTTCTGCTTCTAGTTTATCCTTGATCGATGTATTTATTAGATTGCTAATCCTTTCTGGTTCAATAGAATGTTGTGTCATAATATCTGTGATAGCATCCAGATAGGATTCTTTCTTGGTGTAAACATAAGTTTCTACCATATCACAAAATCGTTTTTTAGTTAGAATTTTATTCTCAATATCCATTATTCTTTTCGCTCAAAAACTCTTGATATGCTTCATTACCAGAAAGAATCTCGTTAATGTCATAAGACTGAGCATATTCCAAGTCATAAGCTGCTTGCCTTTCTAACTTCTTTTTCATACGGAATTGAGTATCAAAGTGCTTCTTACGCAGTTTGTTTTTCAGTGTGGCCATATTTATATCCCTCCTACTGGTGTGTAATAGTCGTATATTTCCCGAGTATATCGAGTTGTTTCATTAAACTCATCAATAGATTCATTGATAACTGAACATGGAATACCTTTCATTGCATCATATTGTTCAATTAGTGTTGCCAGTTTCCATCCTTCAATATCTTCTATCGTAACACTATAACCTTCTTCTTCAGCTTTGTCAAGCATAAAGGTATCAAAAATTTCGTTAAATCTTTTTACGTTTTCTTTATTGATTTTACCACATCCAAGAACTTCAGCAGCAGCTAAACTGGCAATGTCGTTATATTCCATAATCATATATTCTTTGGTGATCACCTGACTCATAGCAACACTAGGAACCAAAGCAAACAGTATTGCTATGAGTGTTTTCATTTTAACTCTCCCTAAACACTTTGTGTATATCTCTCAATAGATTTTTACCTTCATCACGCTTACGCTGGAATACGTTGCGTCCTACAATCATACCGTACGCACCATTCTTGGCAATTGCTTCTGCTTCCATCAGGATTCCATCAGTTCTACGCATAGAGCCACCAGAGAAGACCACAGGGATACCACAAGCAGCTTTAACGATACGGTCTACACGAATACATAGGTCTGCAATACTATCATACTCAGGAAGCTTAACTTTGATTACGTCTGGTTCCAACTGTGCAGCGATATATGCTGCATGCATTATGGTTTCAAACGAGATAGGATTAAATTCACCACCACGTGGATACGACCAGAGAATGGTCTTTGATGTTGGCGAGGCATGGGTTTTAATCTTACCAAAGTAGTTGATCATCTTGTCTTGATCAATCGAACCAGGATAGATCGTATATCCAACACCACCCATTTCTCGGGCAGCTGCTGTAGTTGCATAGACTGCTTGAGTCGGATCAATCCAGTCATTTAAATTGTTACCATGATTTAATTTCATAATGATATCCTGTGCCAAATGCGGATACCAAAACTTCAATAGGTTAGCAGTGCGCTGTGGTAGTGCCGTAGCACCTACTAATCCCTCTTGTAACAACTCGGCAATGTAATCTACCTGATAATCTACGTCCAACATCTCAGGATGATCAGTAGCAAAGAACGCTGAATGCGGTCCATGCTCCACTCCCTGATCAATAGGAAGGATGATAGTGTAGTTACCTTTTTTACCGAAATCTGGTTCACATAAACGCTTGTGTTTCATTCTCTTCCCTCAATTTTTTAATACGATACTTACAATCCTGCTGTAGACTCTCCAGCTCCTCAATATTTTCATGACGTAGGATAATCTCCATCGCCCGAATATAATCATTAGTCTGTTTAATTTCAAAATCAGTCAACATCCGGATCTTCTCTTTTAAAAATTACGGTTTTCGTCACTACGCTTTCTTTATCTTCGATCAACTCCATCATACGATATACACAATAGAATTTTAAACGTGATAAATTTTCATGGTCTTCATGAGCAAGGATAATCTCCTTTGCCTTTTCATATTCTTTCTGTTCTTTGTATTCGGCCAACCATGCTTTAGCTGCATCACGTTCATAGGAACATTCTTTGTTAGGACAGTACCAATCTACTCCACCATCAACGAGTTCAGTACCACAACCATTACACTTAGTCATTAGTAGCACTTCTCCCATACCATATAGCCCATAGTCACGTCATCATCAGAGAAACCTTTCATGCCTTCTAGAACAGACATCCACTTGGCAAACTCGATGATGCTTTCATCATTCACATTTACTTTGTATTCATTACGATCGTATCCGGTCTTCTTGGCAACAAACCGAACATACTTCTCAGTGTCGTTCTCTACCGGAGGTGCCCACTTGTAGATTGCTTCGCTTAGAGTGAGTCCAGTGTACAAGCGGTCAAGAAGATCAAACATAGCTGCATATCCCCATTCAGGAGCAGCGAAGGACTCAAACCCAGATTCATTAGTTGTCTCGCCAAAGTAAGTCACCTTTGTCTTGCGGATGTTACCGGGATTATTATTGCGTGTCGGCAGATTAGTTGATACATGCGTATAGTCGTATTCGCCAAAGCTGACGAGGTTGCAATCAAGTTCATGTGCTTCCGTCTTAGGGGCAGTGACAATAGCATACATGGAAGCAGTAACGATAGCAGAAACGAAAAGAGTAGAAATCAAACGAATCATGTCAAATAACCTAATAAAATCAATTTACATATATTATATAGCATACTGGCGAGAGGAAGTCAACCCCCTCGCCAAACTTTTTATGCTTTTTTCGCAAATGCTTCTATAATTGCCTCGGTTAAAACGCCTGTTTGCCAATTCTCTTTTGCATCTTCGATATAGTGCTGAGAATGAGCAGAGTAGTCGATAGTGCCGATAAGTTTATCGCCATCATAGAAACTGACTTCTTTTTCAGATTGCTTTGAAGTTTTCATAATTATACTACCAAACCTTTTTATGATTCTACTGGTAAAAATGCAACAATTACAAAAAACAAAAACAATGGCCAAAAGACTAGAGAGAATGCCCAACGGGTAAACATACGTCCTGCTTTGCTGTTCATTCTTGATGTTTTGGCAGTGTTGCGTTTAGAACCCCATTCTGTGGGACTAAGATATGCTAAAAACCAAACAGCATTTAAAACATATCCTGGAGTTAGAAAAACAGTTTTCAGAATATTCATAGCAAAGTTCCTTTCATAGTAAGAGGGGAGCGGGATGCTCCCCCCAATTCATTTTACATATTTACAGCAAGTTCCAGTGCCTTCTTCTTGACATTCTGGTTATGACCGTACCAAGAAGACTGGAGGCGGGTGTCGGCATTGCGACCCAGCGTATGATCAGTCATGTAGGTCACAGTGTTAAACAACTGCCAGAAGGTGCCTTCACCGAGAGACGCACCTGCTTGAGTATGCATCACCTCTTGTGCTTCACGGGACTTGTTAGAGTCACGCTTCGAAGCGGAAGGGAAGACTGCGTTGAAGTAGTCGAGCATCTGATCAGTAGTGTAAGTCTTCTGACAGAGGTACTCAGCTGCTTCCTTATAGGTCTCCAACTTCTCTTGTGCCATGCCCAGAGCAGCGTGTGCATCCTCAGCATTGAAAGGACGCTGGTGGCCAACCCGAACATACTGATCAACATTCTGATTCAGAGAAAGAGTCAGAGTGTTATTACAGACAACTCGGATAGGAGTGAAACGGACATCAATAGACTTGCCGTACTGGTGAGGGTTAGAGAACAGCAGGTAGGACTCTACAGAGTCTTCACCCTGATCAGTCTTGATAGTGAAACCGTCATTGACCTTTGCCAATGCCCAGACCATCTTACCACCTTTGAGAGAACCAGCAGTATGCATCTGCATATCACCAGCATCAACAAACTCCCGGAAGAACTCGAATGCCTCTGCATTCTGCACAGGATTCCAATCCTGCCCTACAATATCCATGACTTTGTTGTCGGAGGAGCGGACCAGAGCAGTCTTGCCGGGAATCTCGCCCATCTCGCCAAGGTCGTCCATGTAGTACATAGGTTGCTTAGATACGGTCCAGTCAAGACCAGCAGCTTCCATCATACCATCTGTGGTAATATCGTCAGAGACCTGAGTCCCAAGACCATGCCAAGGCAGACCACCTGCATACGCCATCTGAGCAACACCGTTTACCATTTCAATTTCGTGAGCCATCTTTTTTCCTTTCTTTAGACTACTCATATAACATACTTGGGTTTAAACCAAAAGTCAACAACTTTTTTAAAGTTTTTTTGCTTTTTTGATCCAGACCCATTCTTCGAGTTTTTCTTCATAGGTACGACCGGAAGAAGTCCCTCCGGTGTATTCCTCAAGATACAGCACTGCTTCTTTTGCAGTAGCAAAGACTTTCATGTCCTTGCTGTTGTTCATGTTAGGTTTAACCTGAATAGACATATTGTTTCTCCTTATGCAACCATGTCGAAAACACGACCAGTGTAGTCTTCACCAAAGATAATCTTCTCAGGAACTTTATCCTTGAACTGCATCACAGCAACATCCAGAGACCGCCAGTTAGGGAAGGAAGTGTAGTAGGTTCCGACGAACCACGTTTCTTTCTCAGTATCCCAAACATAGAGATATTCTTCACCGCAGTTAGGAATGAAAACATTCTCTTCAGTTTTCATCTCAACTTCACCATCCTGCTCTTTGTAGACATTCCCCTCATCAGTCGCAGTCTCTTCTACAGTCTCTTTCAGACTAGACATGTCACCAAGAGCAACAAGATCAAGGACAGTGTCAGTGTCATTGTAATGCTCATTAAGCACTTCACCGACATACCAAAGACCACCATCCCAGTGGCAGTATGCCGCAGCAAAGTTTTTCCAGTCGGAGGTGATCATAATATTAGCACGGGTAGCCATTGGGCAGTTCCTTTCAATCAACTTACATATAGAATATAATAAAAAAGGGAGCTGTTGTCAACTCCCTTTTTGCATTTTTTTCAAACTATTGTGTTGAATTTTATCTAGATGGGCCATCCCATTGCATCGAATCGGCGACCATCTTTAAGTTCATAATATGGTTTCCCTCGTTTGGGTTGATTCAGTTTCAGAATACCCTCAAAGGACATTTCACCATCTGCCTCGACAACCTTCTTGAAATCTTGATTCAACGAACCATAGAGTCTTGCAGTCATCTTTTTCTTTTTAGGATTGAAATTTGAGATTACAACTCTGCCTTTCTCGAATTGTAAATTCTCTCTATTTTCAATATCGCTTCCACGAGTCAACTCACCATTATTCTTTTTGGGTTTATTCTTAGAACCCTTGGGACGACCTCTTGGCATATAATACTCCTTTATTGATACCAGAATATTCTACCACATATATTTTAAAAGTCAACCATTTTTATGCACGACAATATCTACATTGTCAGGTTTAGGAAACTTGATATTGTTGTGCTTGTGATGAATGACGAATTGAGTATCCTTGAACTCTTCGAAGATACCTTTGAAAACTGTTCTCCATTTATGAGATAATCTCTGAGTGTTCATCGAACCTCTATCAGAGGGCAGAAGAAAGTCAGTTTTAGAACGAATATCAAAGTCCATGATAGAATCAAATCCATACATATGAATCTCCTCTGCACCGACCTTGTTTGCTGTCCAGTGTGTAGCAAAATGCCCACAGTTAAAGTTGGTATATCCCTGACCACCCTTCCCTGCGTATGGAGGAAGTTCTGTATAGAACTCTTTAATCTTAGCAGAGTTTTGCATATAGAAACCAGAATTCTTTTGCATCCAGATTTTAGGTCTATATCCAAGCACCCATGTATAAGGATTTTGAAAATCGCCCTCAGTAAGTGCTTTCATCATCTTGAAGTCGACCATACAGGAAACGTAGACATTCGGAACTTCCATAGGCGGAAGATTACAAACAATCTTTAATCCCTTGGCAGGTTTATACCATACACAAGAATCACCATTACCAATAATATGTGCCACTTTAGCCATACTAAACTATCTCCAATAATCCTTAATCCAATCTTGAGGTTCAAATACTCTTCGCTCTACTCCATTCCATCCAATCTCTACTGTTTCAGTCATTGCTTGTGGAATGCTAGGTCTTCCATGAAAACAGATAATAGAGAGATTGTCTGTAATGCCCTCAGAATATACTTGATACTTATATGACTTCAATTTACCTCTATACTTTTTCTGGACGAAGTCTCTTTGGTATTTTGGAATAATATGATTTAGGTATTCACCATCACCTCTAAATCTTCCTGCTTCATTACTAGAGATAAACCTTTCCCAAATATGCCCATTTAACTGATAGTCCCATGACATTACAGCAGACTGTAATCTAGATTTAAGATATGTTTGATGTTTATTGATAGAACCTAAGTCTTCAATACCCATAAAGTTACCATCATATTCTAACAACCAATCAATATTATCTACAATCAATGTATCAAGGTCAAGATATACAACACGATTAGTGTCAAGTTTATGGTCAGTATCAAATAACTGAAGTTTGTTCCACCAACCTTCTAGACCGGGATTAAGAATACGGGTCTCAATACCATCCCATTTACGGTCAGAAAATACAACAAACTTGTGAGGTATAGTTGTATTACGTTCAACCATAGACTTCAGATTGTAGACATAATCTTCTGAGAACTTATCACCCCAGCATACACACGCAACAGTAATCATACGATTTCATATTCCTCATTATACATATGTTTTGCCAAGCAACCTTCTTCCTGCTGAATAGTCGTAAAGGTCTCTCTGACTTCTACAGGCCATGGATACAGTTCCATTAACTCGGGAAAATACTCGATATTGAAAAATAAATCTGTAGGCATTGCACCTGACAAAGACTTGTTTAGTGCTTCTTTTGCTCCTACAGGTGACATTACATATGCATGCGCACCGGGAAAGTATGCTTTTGAAGTTAATGGATTCTCACCAAACTGAGCAGGATTACGGTAGTTACCATAGGAGGGTTTGCCTAGAGAAATAACCTTACTATAGAACAATGGCATTTTGATACTATCAATAAAGTATGCATCATGCTCTAGAATCAAAGTTTCTCTTTTGTCATTAAGACATTTTTCCCAGAGACTTCTATGAGACAGAAACGCAGAAAGGCAGTTTTCGTATCTAGAGTATGGACTATTCTCGAACCTACGAGTAGGAAGTTTCTTTTGCTCAAAGATTTTTACAGGATCATCTTTAGGTGTAATTGCAGGCCACATCTCTACATTCACGCCATGCCTTTTTGCAGATTTGATACATCTTTCAGCAGACTGAACAGACCTTGGTTCATCCATAATTGTAATCACATACGCTTGCATTATATTAGTATCCTGTAGTCGTAGATTTCCTTTGTTCAACTCTTGTTATATAGGGGTAGTAGGACTTTAACTTTCTGGGGAACAACTGCTTGCAGAGCAGAGCATCATTTGGCCAGATACCGATAGTCGACTGAAGTTCATATGCTTTCTTTGCTGCTGCTGGTGTGATAATGTAAGCACTATTACCTGCCAGTCCGTCTGGAACATTTTCGTCTGGACTGTTAACACCATCGATAATATTTACGCCAGTGTCCCAACGAATAATATTATCATGATAGAGATTTCCTCTACGAGTAGCGCCACGAGGATCGTTAATCATCACGACATCACCGTCTTCCATCACTTTTAGCAGTTTACCGAGTCTGAATCTACGAGTGAATATAGCATCATGCTCCAGAATCATAATTGGTTCATCCATCTCTACACATTTATTCCAGAGATGCATATGAGACAGCGAACAGGCAATCTTTTTACTTACATCTTTTGCTTTATATCCAATAAGAGTCATACCTTCATAGGTACTCGTTTCACCTTCTGCTGGATATGAATATGTATTATCTTTGATTTTATCAGGAGTTACAGCACGAATCATTTCGATATGAAGATCTTGATCTACATCTAACTGCCGAGCAGATTTGATACATCTTTCTGCAGACTCTACACTATACTTGTCATTAAATAATGTGATTACAAAGGCTTTCATTTCATCATCCTTACTGCGTAAAAAGGCAATCTAATTCACCAACATATTCACTCGAATACCCTAATTCTTTCATGAAGGTTCTTATAGATTTATAATGGGTGTTATCACGCTTCAATTCCATTAAAATGGTTGGCTTATATTCTTTTATGGTTTCTTGGCATCCTAAAAGGGCATACCATTCATAATCTTCCACATCAATTTTAATAAAATCAACATCTTGAATATTAAAAGAATCTATAGTGACACAGCGAACTTCTGTAGCATATTTTTCCGATTTACTACTTGGGTTCTCCACAACATTTGAACCACCAGAATGATACTGCCCAACTCTCATTGTTACAGTTTTTTCTTTTTCACCTACAGCATATGGATAAAAAGTAATGTTATCTTTTTTCACGTTCTCTTTTAAATGATCACAAAACAAAGGTTCAAAGGCGTGCACATGGTGGAAGTCATTACACATTCGATATGACATTATACCTAAATTTGCACCTAAGTCAATAGCTGTTCTTTTACTTTTTACAGATTCAATCGCTTTGGTATATTCTTTCAACTGATAATTCTCAAAGGTGTTATGGACATATTTTCCTAACCAACCTTCAGTTTCAGGTTTCGATATTTTCATAAAAGTAATCCAAATATTTTATTAGCATACTCGGGAATAGAGTGTTTTCTACTCTGCCCAAAATGGAGAAAAGTAGCATCTTTGTCCGCATAGCAAGTTTCATCACCACCAAATGCTAAGTTTGTGAACTTTCTATCCCAGCGGGTTTCTTTTCTAAAGTATATATCTTCATAGGAATTGCCATCGCATCTCATACACATCTCTTTAATTGACATACCTTTCAGTAAATCAGCTTCTTTGAGTAACCATGCTAAAAGCATTTCGTCGCCGCAATAACTGTCTACCAACTTTGTTGCTAACCAATCCCAATCAGCATGTTCTCGCATCGCAATCCTTTGGTCTTTGGTTGTCATGATATAGTTACCAAAAAATATAGGCATACCTAAAGTAAAAAGATCAGGAGCAGAAGGAGGCGTGCGGGATTTCCCCTTCATAGCTCTATCGTGAAGAACACCAATCTCAGGTCTCTCGAATGCATTTCTATAATTGTTAGTCGCAATCATATCCATATCTAACATCAGAACTTTGTCATACTGATCATACTCTTCGGTTATGTAGACCAACTTTTGAGGGTTTGGTCCCAGTTTTTCCCCTAAAGGGTGGCCAGTGACAAGTTGATACTGGCATCCAATATGATCACAATATTTCTCTACTGTCTTCTTTGCAACTTTTGCCCACTCAGGTAGCGGACCATTCCAATGCTGCAAAATTATGTTATTTTTCATAGTTAAATACCTCAAAATCTTTAGAGTAATAGTTTGCTACAAATTGTTTCATTTTTGGCCACTGGTCATAAAAATCTTCTGTTTTCTGCCTTTTCATATTTTTAGCGTGATTTGGTTGCACATTAAAATACTCAAAGATTTTATTTATTTCCTCAAACTTAAAAATTCTATCCACGATACAAATATTGTTTTCATAGATATAGTCATATTGAGGTTCTACCATCAATTCTTTATTTTCAATAAGTTTCTTATGAACATCTAATGGATCTGGATTGCCCTTCTTTTTTGTATGCCAAAAATACATACTGCAAAATCTATCATATGGGTCTCGAACAATTACGGAAGATTCGTATTTCTGATATAATTCGGGGTATTGCTGTTTTAATTCATATGCCTTTGCATGTGGTGCATAGACGAATGATTTATATTTTTCACCTAAAAAAGAAATTTTGTTCTCATGAGACATCCCACCCCACACACTATTACCAGAAGATTTTATACCAATCTTTTTCAAAAGTTGTAATTCTATACTGCTACCACCAGTTTTAGGAATATGAATAAAGACTTTTTTATCTTCGGGGAAAATCATTAAACAATTCCTTTTGAAAGTAGTTCGTAATAATTTTCTATTTTATCTCGTTTACCACCATTCTCCCAAGAGCCGTTAAGATGTCCAAACTTCTTTGTCCTCATATGTATCATTTTTGCAGATTCAGGATTAGGTAAGAAACTACACTGATTCCATACAAAGTCCAAATACTTGATTGGCATTCCGCATTTATGCGCCAACTCAGAAAGAATACCCTCATCTTCAAAATGGTATGCTTTGTTATAAAATTTCATCCATGCATCATTTTTTGGCATGACACTTCTTAACTGTTGTCTTTCTTCCCTATTGAATTTGTAAATTGAACCTGCCCAATATGGAGCATTCTTATCAATTCTACCTGCCTGAATAAGTCTAGTCTTTAATCTTTTTTGAGTATCGCCATGAATGCCATTACCCTGTTCGTTGAAAATATTTTCTGTTAAATTTTTCCGAATAAACACATCTGGATCAAGCATGAGTACATTATCGTAATCATCCCACTCTTCACTGATACAATGCACCTTTTGGCAAGGGTTAGTTAAATTTTCATTGAAAGGTTTACCGCCAATAACTTTGTGGTCTGCACCTATTAATTCGGCATAGTTTGAAATATTCTCAAAAGATAATTTCTCTAACTCTTTTGGTTTACCATTGTAATGCTGTAAGATTATATTTTTAATCATTAAACTTTCCAAATAGTGTTAGCATCCAAAGTGCTAATTAATTTATATCCTAGAGGTATAATTTTTTCTTCCATTACACTTTCATCTGCACCAACTCTTTCTAAAATTAAAATGGGTTTATAAGAAGTGATCAAATTAATCGCACCTTCTAAAATTTTTGTTTCATACCCCTCTACATCCAAATGAATAATACCAATTTCTTCAGTTAAGATATCATCTAATTTTTTAATAGGAATTTTTACAGTTTTTGCATTTTTCCATCTGACTGATGCATCCCAATGGTCAGGCACTTTTGAATCAACAAATCTAGAACCACCAGCTAGATATCTGCCATCTTCATATTGATATATAAACTCTACTTCATCCTCTCTATCGCCCAATCCAACTTCTGTAAAGTTTACATTTTTCAGATCATTTATTTCAATAGTTTTTCTAGCACACCAAGCCGCTAAAGGATTGGGTTCATATGTAAAGATTGTTTTATTTGTAAACTTACTAAATGCAGGAAGCATATCTCCAAATGCTGCTCCACAATGCACCATAGATTTATTGTCAATATTGTCTTTTATGAAATTAATTGTTGAAGGTTCATAAATGCCCCGTTTTTTATAATTATCAACTAATCCATTTGGATTATCCCAACCTTTGTCAATTGGAGCAACTATGTCACCATATTGTGTTTTTATAATTTTATGTGGAAAATCAGTCATTGGGCCAACCATTCGGAACAGGTAGATCCCATTCTTCTTCTGAAGAATTAGTAACTCTCCACAACACATCTTCTGGCCAATCATCTGCTGTTCTAAACATAATATGCACCAACTTTGTTTCTTTAGTGCGGGTATCATTTACCCTAGCTGTCGGTTTTGATCCAAGTTTATGCATGTACGAATTCCATCCATTATGCATCGGATTAAACTTAAAATCATTTTTATGAATGAAAGCGGAGAAGTAATCTTGAAAAAAGGAATAAAATCTAGGTAGACTATGTTTCCTCATTTCATTCACATAATCTTGAAAAGAAGGCCATGTTTCACGAATTTTCTGTAGACCTTTTTTAGAAATGACAACGACCCCTGTATTATAAACCATTGGCCTATTCTTTTTATCATAAGAATATTCAACACCCCATTTTTTCTTTAGGGCAGCTGCCCATTTTTTATCATTTGCAGTGTTGATTCCAGCGACGTTATATAATTCTCTGTAAATGGGCTGTTTCGGTTCTGTACAGATACCAGCATCTTCATCAGTTAATTGATCGAACAGATTCTCGGTAAGTCCTTCTACTGGAAAAACATCAATATCAACAAGGGCGACATTATCATATTCATCAAAAGATGTATCAATTAAGGGATTAGCAGGTTCATAGTAGATATCAACATCTACAGTTTTGCTTGCAATTGTTACATTATGATCAAATCTATACTCAGCACCAATTCTATCTGCATATTCTTTCATGAGTTTAGTGCTATACAAAACTCCGGGCTTGAGTGGACCTTTCCAATATTGATAAATGATATTTTTCATTACAACTCCTTAAATTTATCTGCCAAAATCAAAGATGCATTAATCGCTTGATCCATGTCTATATAGACATACATTCCACACCTTCCTATAAAGGTGACTTTTTCATTAGGGATCGACTTATATTTCTCATATAATTTTCTATTCTCTCCATCCACATCTTTTACTGGATAATACCTTTCATAATTATTATCAACATAGTCACAAGGCTCCTCATATGTCACTGTAGTACAAGATGGATTTGTTCCATGATTAGGAAAATTTTTCCATTCAGTAATTCTTGTATATGGACCATCATGAGTAAAATTGACAACTGATGTAGGCAGGACTTTACTCATTGGTAAATCTACATGATGGAATTTAATTGATCTATAGGGTAGTCTACCAAACTTATAATCATAATACTCATCAATCGGCATACAGTTAAATACATGGTCATACTCATTTTCTAGTTGTTTTTGGTATGTTGTGTTTAACTTAACTTTAATATTCTTATGATTTAATATTTTTTCAACTACCGCAGTATACCCATTTATTGGCATTATTTGATAGTCGCAGTCTGGAAAATAATACTCATTATCATCATCCCTGACTTTTACACGATTTAAAATTTTAGGATCAAGTTCTTCAATATCTTTATCCCACATCTTTTTCGTATAGGGTCTATAAAAGATATCTACAATATTTTCTTCACCAACAATTCTTTTAGTTTCTCTATTGACAGGGATAGTCACATATCGCCCATCGGACAACTGAGCCTTCACTTTATGTTTGTATTCAGTCCATTCATCAAACTGTGTAATCCAATCATAGACTCTTTTATTTTTAGTATGAAAAATGTGCGGACCATACTTATGAATTCTTATGCCTTTATCATTAGTATATTCCCATGCATTACCAGCAATATGATTACGTTTATCTATTACAACTATGTTATGCCCTAGATCAGCTAATTGACGTGCAAGAACAGAACCAGAAAATCCTGCCCCTACAATCAAGATATCCATTAGATTTGCTCCATCAACTGTTCCACATTTTCACCACGTTCTGGTAGCAAGTCTTTCAAAAAGAAATGAACAAAATGACATTCACTAATTTTCTTATTGGCGCTGTATAAACCATTCCACTTCCAGTGCATATGTTTCACAGGAACCTTACGAGATTTCATAAAGTAGTTTAACAGTGTCTGGTCTGTAGACCACTTCCATGTACCAATACCGTCTACAAATGGCTGAAATTCATTTTGAGTAACCCACTCCTTTGCTGGCATATTGATATAATCATAGAAAGACTGGTTCATCAACATCAGACCCATATTGAAAAACTCGTATCCTAGATTATTTGGTTTAAAGTCTAACCCCTTTTTACCATGCAAAGGTTGATACTGCATACGAGAATAGTTTTGAATCTTCTGTGCATATTTTTGATTGATTGCCATCTCACGTTCACAAACTGCACCAAACGGATGATCAGTACCAAAGTCTTCAAAGATGTTAGGAGAATCTGGTCTAATGTAAATGTCAGAATCTACAACAGCAATCTGGTCATACTCTGGTAGAAGGTCAAAAGCATTCTCTTTTTCAAAGATAGGTAGATAACCTAAACGAGAAGCACCTTCTGACCGATTAGACGTAAACACATTTGGATTGATACGCAGTTTAGGTTTAGTCAAAACATAATGTTCAATATCATGCTTATCACAATACTCTGAAACTGAGTTAATACAATGCTTGTAGAGTTTAGATGGTTTGCCTACAGAAACCTGATAGATGAGACGTTTCAATTATAATACTCCATATACCAATCAATAAAGTTCTTTACTCCTACATTGATAGGAGTCTTTGCAGAGTAACCCAATTGTTGAATCTTTGTTGTATCTGACCAAGTTTCTTTTGCATCTGCTGGATGTCGTGGTTGAAAATCTTTCTTGGATTCTCCATTACCTAAGTTGCGTTCAATCTCTGTAATAAATTCCATCAAAGGAACCTGTGTACCATTACCTAAGCAGTAGGTATCTCTAGGTTTCATATTCTGAGAAACAAGATAGATTCCCTGCACAATATCATCAATATATGTAAAGTCCCGCTTCATATCACCATTATTATAAACAGTGATAGTTTCGTCTGCAAGCATCTGCTTTGTAAATGTAAACAATGCCATGTCTGGGCGACCCCAAGGACCATAGACGGTAAAGAACCGTAGGCAGACTGCATTCGGAATTTTTGAGATGTTGAACTGATGTTCATTGGTTGCTTTGGAATATCCATATGGACTTAGTTGTGGTCCGAGTTTTTCATCCTCATTCCAAGGCAGAGGGTTATCGTGCATCACACAAGAAGTAGAAGCATAAATTACATCTTTAACATTTACTTTTTCACAGGCATTAATAACACACTGAGTGCCATGAATGTTGTTATCAATATATTCAATCGCATTATCCATAGAGTATCGCACACCAGCAGAAGCTGCTAGATGAATAACAAGATCAGGTTGAATATCATCAAGGGTATGGGGAAGTTCATCTGAACGAATATCCATATCCTTAACATCGATCCTTTGATCCATGAGACGGTCTTGTCTCATGCGTTTTAGCTGAGGATCATAATAGTCATTAAAGTTATCAATACCTGATACTTCCCAACCTTCTTCCTTATACCGAAGGGCAGTATGGTATCCAATGAATCCAGCAATGCCCGTGATAAAAACTTTCATCTTACTTCCTTTGAATTTTATTCAGTTCCCTTGCCTTTCGAATAAGGGGAAGGTCAGTATCCTGTCGTTCTGCAAAATGTACAAACGCTGCCGTATCTTTAGGGAAACAATGGCCGCCCCAACCAAACTTACCATCATACCCCGGAACTTCAGTATGAGAATGTCCGATACGAGAGTCTAGACCCAGAGCATAAACCATAGAATCATAATCAAGTTCTGGATGCGCTTTTTGCATTAGATTAAACAAATCGTTAAAGAACGTCACTTTTGTTGCCAAAAAAGAATTACATGCATACTTGACATAACCTGCTTCGACAATGTCAAGGAATGCTTCATCTTTAATATCTAAGCATTCTTGAAACACATTCATCCAACCCTCTGCCTGATCGATCTCGCCACCAATAATCATTTTAGTTTCAGCAAGGAAATCTTCTACAGAACTACGTCCACGCAGAAACTCGGGGGAAAAACAGACATTAGGATAATTTTCTTTAAACCATTGAAGTGTGTCGATGTCTGTAGTGGATTTAATCAGAATAGGTTTATCAAGACCAATACTCTCTACAACATCAAGAACCGTAGAATCATCGCATTTACCGTCTTCTCCTTGCGGTGTCGGAACACAGACTACAGCAGCATCACAAGACTCCATAACCTCAAGCAGAGAATTATTATATTCTTCATAAGCAGGGTCTACAATATCATAATCAATATTCTCGCCCTGATCGAATGCGGCAACCATTGCTTTGCCGACATATCCATATCCAACTACACAAATCTTCATTTTTTCATTTCCTTCAAAACATGATGACAAAGTTCAGTTGCATCATCAAACCCTTTACGAAATCTATTTGCAGTATGCCCCTTTTCAAGAAACCACTGCATACTATCTATAGTTCCGTGATACATGTCTTCTGGTAAAATAAAACCGGAGACGAGCCGTTCATACTCGCTCCGGTAGTTTAGGTATTGTATAAATGTCATATTCATCACATCATTTTTAGATCATCGATATATGCTGCTTCAGAGTCAATAAGTCCCTGAATAAACTCTTTTGCTTCTTCAATTGTGGTTTCATATCCTGCTGCAGAATCAACATACTCTTTCATAAAGTTATTCTGCTCAACATCCCACATCTTTTGATTCGTCTTCGCTTCCGTCATCTTCATCACCAAGTTTCAGTTCAAGTTGTTCGACTTCTTTTTTCATCGCTTTCAGTCGAGTGACAACTTCATCTCCATCTAACCAAAGGTCTCTGCCCTCCAGAATATCAGAGATTTCATCCTCACTCAGAAAACCACTATAAACGCTTTTCATCATTTTGTCAACAAGTTTTTTCTCAAAAGATACCTGAGCAAACATTTCCGCACCTTTACCAACTGCGATACCAGAATAGTTATGGAACATAAATGCACTGTGCTCAGATACTTCAAATGACTGCGCCTGTAGGAATACCATAGTTGCAGCAGACATACATGCACCCTCTACAGAGGTAGTAATAACTGCCTGAGATTCTTGAATGCAGCGCATCAACTGAACCGCTGTAAACAAGTCTCCGCCATGCGAGTTAATATGGATGGTGATAATGTCAGATTTACCACCATTACGGATAAGTTCGAACCAGTCTGTATACTGATCTGGTGCACCAATCTCTCCAGTCAGATATAAATCATGCTTCGATACGATTTGCTTATTGGCGAAGATATTTTTATTCTTCTGTCCCATACCCAGCAGTTCATCTAAACCCAATGGTTCCATCATAATTCAACTTCCTTATATCCAAGATCAGCACGTCGCTTAGATTCTGCTGTATCTGTCTTATTCCGAGAGGACATGTGCTTTCGATCACATGTATTGCAGACATGATAGTATGCGTAGTAGGAATTACCTTTGGCAGTTTTTTCTACTACTTGCACCACACTATCAAATCTATCTATGCACATATTAAGACTACAATACTCTCCAGCAAACATTGGATTATAAAATCTGGTATCATCCTTTACTGGAGTAAGTTTCTGAGGAATCAGTTCCTTACCAGTCTTATTCTCACCCATTAAGGGTGGATTGTTCTGCTTCATATTGTTTGATCGTTTCATGGAGTTTCTCCGTCCAATCGTCACGTTGTTCTACAAATACAAGAGGATGATCGTCATCTACTGACATAATCGTAACCAGTTGTGTGATAGGCATCTTAGTACGTTCTTCCCACATAATAGCATATGCTGCTTCCTGCATAAAGTAATTATAGCAGCGACTACGGGTCTTACGCTTCTTAGAAGTCTTAAAGTCAATGATAGACAGCTTACCATCAAACTCTGCTACACAGTCTACACGACCTGCTACACGCAAATGATTTGAATACAAAGGTTGCTCTTGAGCATAGACTTTACCGATACGTTTATCGATAATATCTTTTATCTGTTGGAAGTTTTCCAGAATATGAGGAAAATACCCTACATCATAGTCAGGTTTATTATCAATATAATCCTCGACAATCTGGTGAACCGCAGAACCACGAGTAGTCGCCATACGGGAAACTCGATCTGCCTCTTCATCTCCTACACGTTTACGCCATGCAGCAATAGCAGCACGGGAGAGAATAGACAACACTGTTGTGATAGAAGGATACTTCTTCTTATCTTCAGTTACATACTTGCGACCTTCCTCAGTGTCTTCAGAGAGAAGGTCATCATAATCAAAGTGAACTTTAACGTGCTCAAACGTTCTGCGAGTATCCAACGGTTTCCCTAACAATATCATTATTATTCAGCTCTGCCCAGTAGACCTCAAAGGCAACAGCATCTTCAATACACTCAAACTGGTGATAGACACCAGGTTTTACTTTGGTCCACTCACCTGGACCTACGATAGTCTCATCGACTAGATCATAATCGTTCTGCCATACACGAATAAGCAGGTATCCAGACTCTACAAAGAATCCGTTCCACTTAAACTCATGTTTATGTTTGGAACATACTCCACCTTTCTTGGTGAAGATACGGTGAAACTCTAGTGCACCGTTCGCTTCAATCAGTTCTGTAGAACCCCATACTTTACCTGCAATCATCTAACTGCCCATCCTAACTCTTCATCTGCTTCATCCTGAAGTACCGGATCGTACTCATCATACTCGATCTTTTTATACTTACGAAGGTACTTATCTTCGTCCATATCAATGACATTCTTTTTACTACCTTTTGGGTATTCTCCAAGGGTCATCTTCTTATTGCGACCATTCTTCTTATTCCGAGGGTCAAAACGAGAAAACTTAGCCATTACCTTTCTGTTGCTCCATTGATTTTTTTCCTTTGTTAAATTTAAACATTTTTACATAAAACTCAAATGATTTTGGATAATGCTCCGGATTAGGGGCATCAGGGTACATATCATAAAACTCTTTTACCAATTTGTCAAGCATTATTTTATGCCTAACATCTCTTTTGTCATGATATAATCTCTGACGAAGTCAGACCGAACAATATCTTCCCAACCAAACTCTACAGTCGTAAAGTTTCTAAGTTGCTCGACGATATTCATAAACATCAGAATACCATTCTTGTCTTTTTCTTTTTCAAAGTCAGACTGGTAATAATCCCCACACATGATAAATCTACAATCACGACCTACACGGGTGATCACAGAATCAAGTTCATGGAAGTTAAGGTTCTGCATCTCATCAATAATTACAACGGTGTTATTGAATGTAGTTCCACGCAGATGCGACGTGGACTCAAAGTGAACAGTACCAGCTTGGATTAGTTTGTTCCAGCTGTCATTCTGTCCAAACAGTTCCGCACAAATACCACGATAGGGTTTTGTGTAGGGGTCTTCTTTTTCTTCTTTGGTTCCAGGAAGAAAACCTGTGTCACGGGTGGGTACAACAGACCTAACCAATACGATTTGATCATAGGGTGTTTCCTTGTCTAGTACGTCTTCTAATGCAAGTGCGAGTGCAACAAAGGTTTTTCCTGTTCCTGCTGCACCAGAAAGAATAACATGATCACCTTTCTCATAGGCATCAAAAATCTTTTCCTGATTTTTTGTGATTGGTTCAATCTCAGGAAGGTCTTCTAAACGAAAACGCAGTTTGTTATTAGACATTGATTTTATTGTCTTTACCTGAGTTTTTCTTTACTTTTTTCAGAACATCTTGCCAACCCTCACCTGCCATACGGTGTGTTGACATACGACCTGTCACAGTTGCAGGCATTTTAAAAATCTGAGAATATTCGGGATTGCCATGCAGAAAGTCTTGCAAATCTTTGTAAGACATATTCACATCCATAATTTGTTCTGTCACGTCATTTCTAAGTGTATATACTGGCATTATTTAACCTCTGGAAATAAACAATTTTCAACGAATCTCTCTGCTTGCTTATCAGATAATCCAAGAGAAGATTCTAGGGATTTAGTAACATGTGGATTTCTTTTTTGCCAGAAGCAGTACCTGTTCTGAGCATCCTTACCATATGTATCGTAAACAAAAGTATCGTTGTAATGTCCTACATGATTCAGATAATATGATACACCTTCTTCTACCATATCAAAGATTTGACTACACTCATTCTCGTCTTTAACATTACCGGCAGCAACGATATGCCTACTAAAGATATTTGTCGCCCATTCTGGTAAAGTACGAGTTTTCGCCCAATGTAATTTTCCTGTGGCGTTAGCAAACCAATTAATCATTGGATGGTTAACATCAACTGTTGGTGAGAAATCATAGAAGCATCCGGTGATTTTCTTCTGCCCTGCTACAACGTCAAATCCCCAGATAGGAGCGTCATTATGGAAGTGAGGGAAGATGCAACAGTGAATAATACCGAGTCGAACTTCACCGTCATTTCCCTTTACTTCAATATGCTCTAGGTGAGCACGTCTGTAATCCTCAGACTGCCATACTAAGTTATTCCAACCTTCATAATCAAACTCTGCCATATCAGGTTCATCTACAGGATCACCAGTAGAATTAAACTGATCACTCAGAAGTTTCTGAATGTCTTTCAGATTTTGAATTATCATTCAATTTATCCAGTTCGAGAAAAATATAATGAGCATGGTCGAAAGCACGCATTGCCTCTTCTGCCATATCATTATTTAGTTTTTCTCTAAGTTTCTCTTTCAACATATTCTGATCTTCATCAAACTGATAGAAATTGGTAGGGAAATTATTACCCAACCGTTTAGAAATAATCTGACCACCAGACAAGTCTCCCATATGGCGAACATAAACATGTGCTAGGATTTTACTTTTTTGATACCTAATAGACATAAGATAGTCCATATACTCTCGAACAGAATCTAGCAGCGGAGCAGGGGGGAACTCCTCTTCCATTTCTTTATGATCTTTCCAGATTTTTTCTGCACGTCGAATAGACTCAATATCATCTAGTGCACCAACAGACCATGCAATATTTTCAAGTGTATTATATACAAATGCCATATTATAAAGATAAACGAAATAATCGAAACGTGTGACTTTACCTGACACAAGTTTCTTAGCAAACTCAGAGCGCTCTGCTTCTTGATGATGCTTCATTGTCAGTTCACGAAGTTTAAGCATTTTCATATACTCGATTATATTGATTGTTTACACGAACAAAAGTTGCACACTTAGTAAGGTCTTTGAGTTGTCGAGCGCCAACATAGGTGCATGTGCTCCGTAGACCCCCAAGAATATACTGAACAGTATTCGCTACAGGACCACGGTATGGAACAAGGATATCCCGTCCTTCAGAGGCACGATAACCTTTTAATCCACCAGCATGTTTTTGATTCGCTGTATCAGAAGACATACCATAGAACTGTCGGAACTCTTTACGCTCAATCTTTGGTTTATAGATTTCGTCTTCCTTCATGTAGTAGTACTCATTGTTATGGATATATTTGTAGACTGGTTCACCACCACCTTCATCATGCCCTGCCAGCATACCGCCAAGCATTACAAAGTCTGCACCTGCTGCGAATGCCTTTGCTACATCTCCCGGAGAAGTGCAACCCCCGTCAGCAACAACATGACCGCCAAGCCCATGAGCGGCATCAGCGCACTCGATAACCGTCGATAGTTGCGGATACCCAACACCAGTAACAA